GTGTACTTCGTTCAATTGATTATCGCATTTGGTGTGTTAACCGTTTTCGCATTTATCGTGAAACGCTTTCGCGTTTTTCGTGCGCCGCTTCAACCATCATATGATTTGGATGGTAAAATAAATTATTATATTACTAGAACATTTAAAAATGATGTTGATAAACATCAAACATACAAATTACCGAATGCTGACAAAAGGAGATTATTTTCAATGAAAAAAATATAAATTGGAATGCGACAGTTTATATTGTTGAAGCATATTTTGAATATACTACAATACCTGTAAATACAATTGTTTTATTAGGTAAATCTTTATATGATAATATTTTAACAAAATTGATTAAATATAAACCTAATGTTGTCATAATGTTAAATCCAGATGCAATTGAAAAACGGCAAGATTTTAACTATAATAAGACTCCAAACTCCTCTTTAGAAATTCAGGAACGATTATTGTCATTAGGTTTAGAGAATGTTAAAGTACAAATGCATAATGATGATAAAGATTTGAATAATAATATGCAAATTTATGGAAAAAATTATATATTTGATTTACTTAAAATCAAATTTAAAACAATAATGCAATTTATTTGTATGAAATGGAATCTAAATGTTAGATATACAAAAGAAAAAACAGGACAAAGAAATATTACAAGAAATATGAGAAATTAGTCTTAAATTACTTTTATTCCAAAACATCTGACCCACAACTATCAAAAGATTTGAGTGCAGAAACAATGAGCAAAATAATTATTAACTATCAGTAAGAAACTTGATAAAAAAACTTTAGATAATTGGGTGTATATTGTTACACAAAATCATTTTTATGATTATGTTAGGAAAATTAACAGAAAAAAATATAAAAATATACTTCTTAGAATGGTAATTCAGAAAGAATTGACCCTGTTGAAATTAGACCTGATTATGAAAATCAATTAAATTCTGTGAATGATATTATGAAAATTTGTCAAGATGAAACTTTAAAAAATTTTTATGAAAATAAATATTTGAAACACTATGACAATAAGACGATTATAAAAGAAATGAATTTTTCTTATCAAAAAATCAAAGATTTTGACCAAAAATTAATAACTTTTTTAAAGACAAATCATACTGATAACCTATTTACATGAAATAATAGGTTGATGCGTGTGACTAGAAAAAACAAGAAAATATACAATTGAAGAAACTGATGCCGATAAACTAAGAGAAAGAAAGATGATATTAGAAAAAAGGTTGGTAAACCATATTTAAAAATTGATGCCTAAGACAGAAAATCAACAAAAGTTTATCGATGAAATCTTAAATAATGAAGCAATGTATGTGATTGCAACAGGAATTGCAGGAGCAGGAAAAAACGCATATTGCTCTAATTCAGGCAATTAACTTACTTTTATCTTATGACAATGAATATACTAAAATTAGAATATTTAAACCTTTAAAACAATTACAAAATGAAGATATTGGTATATTGCCCGGAGGTGTTGAAGAAAAGCTTGAATATGTTTTAATGTCATACTCAATGCAGTTAAATAAACTATTAATCCCAATTGCATTAGAGATACTTTTTAAAGAAAAAATCATTGAAATTATCCCAATGGGCAATCTTAAGAGGTTTATCTTTAGATAATATTAATATATTTGATGAATTTCAAAATGTATCGGTTGATAATGCTGAAACAGTATTAACTCGTCTTGGAAGAAGGTGGTAAAATGATTATCATTGGTGATATTCGCCAAAGAGATTTTAAAGATAAGAAAGATAATGGATTAATGTTTTTAACTAAAGCATTTTAAAGATTTTGATGATCATGTTAAAATTATTGAATTCGTTGATTCAGACTGTGTTAGGAGTCCATTAATCCAAAAAATAACTAAATTATTTGATGAGAAAAAAGTATAATGAAAAAATTTGTTAGATAATATCGTAAAAACTAAACTTGGAAGAATTTTAGACCATCTTTTTGTCGGTTTTGAGTTCTTTTTACCTAAATTTGCCATATATTTGATTGTACCAACACTTATATTCTCATTTATGGCAATTCTTTGGGGTTAAATGGGTAACAGATACATTGATGTTAAAATTGACATTGAGTGTTTTACCTGATTTTTATTTTGGTGCATTTTGGTATATTTATAGAACAACAAGATTAGACTAAAACAATAACAAAATATTATCCTGTTTGTAGTAAAATATAAACAGGATTTTTTTATACTTTAATAAACAAAAATGATTACAGAAAAAAAGAAATTATTACAGACCATTTGAATACGAAGAAGCATATAATTTTTATATTAAACAACAATTAGTTCATTGGACTAAAGATGAGATTAAAATGGCTCAAGACCTGCAAGATTGGAATTATCATTTAACTGAAAGTGAAAAAAAGGTTGTTGGTGGTATTCTTAAAGGTTTTACAACAAATGGAAATTTTAGTTGGAGATTATTGGAGAAATGTAGCCAATTGGTTTCCAAAACCTGAAGTAGCTATGATGGCTAGTGTGAATAGCTATTTTGAAACGATTCATCAGTCTTCGTATGCAATGATTAATGAAGAATTAGGATTAGATGATTTTCAAGCATTTATGCATGATGAGGAAACAAAAGCAAAGTTGGAATATTTTATGGATAATCCAAATACTTCTGATGTTTTTGACATTGCAAGAAGTTTAGCAGTTTTTTCAGCATTTGCAGAAGGGTGTTTATTATTTTCTAGTTTTGCGGTTCTTTTAAGTTTTCAAAAAGAAAATTTACTTAAAGGTGTATCACAAATAGTTAATTTCTCTATTAGAGATGAGGAAATACATTCTCAAGGTGGAATATATTTATTTAATACGCTTTGTAAAGAAAATACAAATATTAGAAAATTATTAGAACAAGATATCTTAGAAGCAGCTAAATTGACAAAAGATTTAGAATTTGCTTTTATTGATAAATTATTTGATAATAATACAATTAGAACACTTAGCAAAGAACAATTAAAAGAATTTTATAACACATAAAATTAATGTTAAACTCAAAGCATTGGGTTATGAAGCACAATTTTATGTATCTCAAGAATTATTGCAAGAAATGTCTTGGTTTGATGAATTGTCATCTGCACAAAAAATAGGTGATTTCTTCGCAGTAAGAGTTAGTGATTATACTGATGTGAATTTTAAAGCAACTGATTTATTTTAACATTATGATAGATAATTGAAAGAGAATATTGATTATCCAGATTGGATGAAAGAGGAAGGTTTAAAAACCTTAAAAAGACAACATCTTTTAGATAATGAAACTCCTAAAGAAATGTACGAAAGAATTGTTAAAACTTTAAGTGAAACATTATTTAGTACAACAAATGCAAATCAAATTTCTGTAAAAGAATATCAGAAATTCAAACAAAATGGTTTGAATATATGTGGAAAGGATGGCTTTCTCCTGCAACACCAATTCTTGCTAATGCAGGAACTAACAGAGGATATACAATATCATGTTTTATCGAAAGAGTGGAAGATAGTTTAGATGGTATTTATCAAAAAGTACATGAATTAGCTATGTTAACCAAAGCAGGTGGTGGTGTTGGCATTACTTTTGATAAAATAAGGGGTAGAGGCGAACCTATTGGTACAGGTGGGTTTTCAGAAGGTACAATTCCATTTATTAAAGTTTATGATTCCGCTATTATAGCTGCTAATCAGGGAAATGTCAGGAGAGGTGCTGCTTCTATTAATTTACCTATAAGACATAAAGATGTAAAGAATTTCTTAAAATTAGACAACCAAAAGGTGATGTTAATAGACAATCATTAAATCTTAATCATTGTATTACAGTTGATGATTATTTTATGGAGGGATTAAAAAATAATTCTGAAAATTTAGAATTATGGGCAGAAGTCCTTTCAACAAGAATGAAAACAGGTCAACCTTACATTATGTATTATCATAATGCTAATAGGTTTAAACCTATGGATATGATTAAAAGAAATCTTAAAATCGATGGCACAAATATCTGCACAGAAATTATGGCCCCACATGATAAAGACCATACAGTTGTGTGTGATTTAGCATCTATTAATATGGTTAAATATGATGAGTGGAAAGATGATGAAGAATTTATAGAGTTATCATTATTATTTTTAGATACAAATATGTCATTATTTATATCACAAGCTAAAAATAAAATTGGTTTTGAAAATGCAGTTAGATTTGCTAAAAAATCAAGATTATTAGGTTTAGGTATTTTAGGTTGGCATAGTTATTTGCAAAAGAAAAAAATACCATTTGTATCATTTCAATCAAGGGGATTAATAAATAGAATAGGAGTTTATTTAAAAGAAAAGGGTGAACAATATAATAAAAAATATGGAAAATTATTAGGTAATCCTGAATGGTGTGATGAAAATAGAAATTTAGCATTATTTGCTATTGCACCAACAACTACAACAGCTTTAATTATGGGTGGTGTATCACAAAGTATTGAACCAATTATTGCTAACGCATGGGTTCAACAATCTGCAAAAGGTACATTTATTAGAAAAAATGAAAATTTTGAGAGATTAATATTTAAAAAATATCCTGAATACAATACACCTGAATTTTGGAATAAACTATCTGTTGAACATAAAGGTTCTTGTCAATGGTGTGATTTTTTAACACAAGAAGAAAAAGAAGTATTTCTTACTGCTTATGAAATAAATCAGTTAGAATTAGTTAAACAGGCTGCAATATTTCAAAAATATGTAGACCAAGGAATATCTCTTAATCTTTTCTTTCCTGCTGATGTAGAAGCAAAATGGTTTAATAAAGTACATTATAGTGCATGGGAAGAAGGTATTAAATCACTATACTATGTTAGAACAGAAAGTATCTTATCAAGAGATATGAAAGGTGACACATTTAGCGATTGTTTATATTGTAGTGGATAATTAATTTAAAAAGATAATATCAAAATTTTTTCATACTGTTTATTATATATAAAAATAAAGCCCCTTATTTAGGGGCTTTTTTAATTTATTTGATTTTAATCTTAATTGTTTTTGATTCACTCTCTTCTTTCAATTTGCATTCAATATTAAGAATACATTTCTCAAACTTAACATCAATATTATCCACATCATAAAACTTTGATGGTAAATAATACTTTTTATAATACTGACTATTTAACATACTTGAATTAGCTTCAACTGTCAAATAGTCATTTTCATATGATACAGAAACTTCATCTTTATCATATCCTGCAAATTGTAATTGTTTTTTAAAATCTTTAAAATTATAAAATTTTTCATTTTCAATAATTTTTGGTTATTAGACAATTCTTTAATTAATGAAAATGTGTCATCGGTATTAAACCAATTGGTTTTTAAATGTTTTTCTAAATCAAAATTTATCATAGTAATATTTTTTTAATTCAAATATACAACTTTTATACCAAAAAAATCCCATCGGAAACCAATGGGAATTTTTAATTTTAAAATCGCTATACTTATTAGTAATTATTTTCAGCGATATCGTAACTCAATGTTAGAGTAATTTTTTGTACTTCATCACTAGTATATTCATTTTTTCCAAAATCAATATTACTAATGAAAGCACCAAAAAGTGTAAACTGTTGAACACCAACAAGAGTTGGGTCAAGAGCAACAAGTCTTAAATCTTTCTTATAACTAGAAGCATAACCCATTCTTCCTGTAAGGTTTTCAGCACATAATCTATACCATTCCAAAATTAACTGAACGGAAGATGGTCCTTGTAAATCAATCAATTCTACAGTCAAATCATCGAAGGTAACATGACCTGCAACTTTTTGCTCATAGTTCAAATATTTAATTGGAACTGAATTGACTTTCATTTTTGGTCTATCAACTGCATTAACAATCCAAGTATATTTACTCATTTCAATATCTTGAGGGAAGAACAACTCAAACCTATTAGGTCTGAGTGGTTCATATTGGGTAGGTACATTTCTAAATCCTTGTGGCATTTTATTTCTTTATTTTAAGTAGTTTCTTTTTATTGTTTATCCATTAAATTGTATTGCACTTGTAGATTTATTTACAACAAAGGTTAGACCAATAAATTCAACTGCACCGATTGGTAAGAGTTCAATTACAAAGTAAATTTCATTTCTATCTCTACTTTCAGGTGTATTTAAGGTATTATCTAATCTAACTTTGAATGTTTGTAAACCTCTGTTATCTTGGATAACTTTAAGTTTCTTATTAGATTCGGCAATAAAATTAGTTGCCAATACATCATCATTAGGTTCAAATAAGTAAAGTCTAGCTTGAGCAGAAATGATTTGTTTTGCATAAAGAAGAAGTCTTCTTACATCGATTCTATCAAGTTTAGAATCTGCAACTTGTAAGGTTTTCTGTCCGTAAACAAACACACCCGGAGTATTGTTAGAGAATTTAACAATCGGATTCAATCTACCAAGATATAAAGTATCTCTATCAGATTCTTTAAATGTTTTTCTTACATCCCTAGCATTTGGAAGACCGCCTCTATTAAGACCTGCTGTGGCAAACCAAATAAATGAAGTTCTATCAGCTAAAGCCATAGCTTTTAATACTTCACCTGTTGGAGGAATGAAGATATTAGTATTACTATCAGGGTCTTTTTCTTAATATATGGTACATAAGTAGCAGCATAAGAAGAATCAATGTTTGCATTATCTAAATCATCAACATAAGAACCTGCAACTACAGTAGCAGTATCATTTAGATTTGCATCAGGAGCATCAATGATGTAAAGAGCATCTTGACGAATATCTTCAATAATTTCAAGTGCATCTTTTACAAGTGCATCATTATTCTGCCAATTGATGCCCGGTGTTGCAAACAAGTTAATTGGTGTTCTTTCAGTATCTTCATATATCTGATATGCTTCTTTATAGGCATTATAATCTGAATTCAGCAAATTCACTAGCACCTCCTTGTTTAAATAAAGCAGTATTTGACCTTCCACCTGAAAACTTCATAATTTACATCCCAACCATCAAAACCACCTGCCGGAACTACAACAAATTTACGTTTAGTTATATCTTTGTATGCACCTGAAGCAACACTTGCAGTATTTGAAATAGTGCCTGAACCAACTTCAAATTGACCAATTGTATTTCCTGCTGAATCTGTATATGTTCCTGTAGCACCTGAATCCAAGTGAAACCCTTTAGTTTTATAAAGACTAGTAGCAGCATCATTAGCACCAATATATCTAAATAAATCATCATTAACTGAAAGACACTTTAGTTGATGAAGTATCAAAAGCTTTTTCAGAAATACCAAGATAAGTTTTAAGAGGTTTATCAGTTGATGCATAACTTGTTTTATATATCATTACAGGAGTTGCTGTTGAACTTGCTGCACCTGTAGATGCTGTAGTATAACTTTAATTGGTAACCTTCAAATCCACAAGGAATTGATGTGATTGGAGCATTTACGTTAACATTGACATAAATATATATTGACCTTGCATCTTCTAAGAATGAACTATCTGCATCACTATAAACACCACCAATTTTTCTCATAATAAAGTTAGTTATCTTCAGGATTCATGGTGCATCTTCCAAATCTTTCAAGAATTGAAGGATTAGTATCAGTATCATTATAATCTCTAACAACAACATCGAATTCTTTTGTGGTTGGATTAATATTTTCGATTGCAATTTTTACTTTTTTATTTGCAGCATCACCATCAGAATAAGAAATAAATTTAAATAATCTACTTACACTACTACCATTTAGTTCAGAAACAAGCCAAGGTGTTTCAGGATTGGTATAAGTTGCTTTATAATTTGAAAATGTTGTTGATGTTAGTGGTAAAATATTTTTAATATCAATAATTAAATTTTCAGTAGCAAGTTTTCTAATCAAATCAGGATAAACAGCTTCAACCCAAAGATTAGATTTACTATCTGAATTTTTAGAACCCATTGCTTTTGCAATATAATTTGATGATGTAACATCTAAATTAAATTGTAAACGCCTCAGTTACACTTGTACCAACAGCAGTCAATGTAAAGTTTGCAAGAGGTGAATTTAATGTATTTGTAAATGTACCTGTTACAGAAGAAATATTAAATGTCGCATCATCTTGTGAACCACTACCTCTACTTCTTAGTAATGCAACAACCATGTTATCATATGTTGGGTCTGTTTGTGCAGTATATGTAAAAGATGTAAATGTTGCATTACCACTTAATGGAGATGAACTATAATCAGAAACAGTAACATAAGCACTAGATGCGGTAAATACGCTAGAACTATTTCTTAAAAAAGATATGCTAGAAACATTATTATACGTACCATTACCAGTAACATTAAAACTAAAACTTATAGAATTTGAAGTAAATGTTACAGCACTAGTTCCGCTAAATGTAGTTGTTCCTGTTGAAGAGGAAAAACCGATGTTTGTGCTGATGTTGATGTAAGACATTTACCACCAACAGTAATTGCCCATGCTTTACCTGCATTATAACCTGATTTTCCAAGAATTCTTGTAAAATATAATTGATTACCTTCTTCTAAAAATGAATATGCATATGTTGGTGCTAAATATTTCATTTTACCTGAACCATCAGGATATTTTTCAGTACTTGTTCCACCAAAATATCTCCTAAATTCAGATTTATCTGTAACCAAAATCGGTGAAAAAGCAGGTCCTTTTAAAGTTTCCCCTGCCATGCCAACTGATGTGATACCTAACGATGGGGTTGAAGCGAAACTTCTGTCAATTTCTTGAAATTTAACGCTTGGTGATTTAAAATTAAATTTGCCATGTTTTATAATATGATTTATTATAAATAGTTTTTATTTTTATGGTTTAATTAATTTTTATGTTTTTAGCTAATAAATTTTCAATATTTTTGCAACTCAGTAGTAAGATTATTAATATTTGTGTCTTTTATTGGTTGTGATTGTGGATGTTGATGTATATGGTTTAAAAATGCTTCGAGTTAATGTTCTTAAATATTTACTGTCAATTCACCATATAACATTGATTGTGAATTTCTTCTCAATTCCTCAATATCATCTTTTGTAAGAGTCCTTTTAAATTTATATCTACCCTTATGTGATACTAAATAGAATTTCATCACCTGCGGTTAAACCGTATGATGTATTTTCATCAATAAACTCTAATATTGAATATGCAGGATTTTTAAAATTTTGCTCATCAGGTCTATTCTTTTTTATGTTTACCTGCTCTTAATGTAACTTTATTATCTGATTGAGAAATGTCAGTATTATTTCTCCCAATAATCGTAACATCATCAAGATTACCCTCTTTTAATGGTGGTGTTGTATTATCAACAGGGAAAATATTTACTTCAGTAGTCTTTTTATTTTTTGATTTTACTTTTAAAGGGTCTGTTGTCAAGTTTTTGGTATTAGCAATTGCACTTTTAATATTTAACATACCAAAAACATCCTGATTATCATTTATAATATTTTCACAATTTGAAAGTAAAGGTCCAATCCAAAATCTATTTGCACTTAATTGAGATTTTTTATTTTCTAATGCACTACCCATTAAAATTAATACAGCTTCACCAACTTTTGGCATTACATGTATAATTCTTGACATCAATGGATAACATAATGGTAATTTATCATTTGGTGTTTTCATTTCATCCACATTGTCAATAAATACACGAATTTTACCACTATTTTTATCATCATCAACACTTATAACTTTAGCGATATAAATATTATTAATAATTGGAATCGGTTGCAATCTTCTATTGCTCAACGATTCTCTTCCCCATGTCAATTCACCATCTGCCATAATTATACAGGTAACTTAATTTTTACAGTATCACTATATGTTACTGAACTTAAATTGATATTATTAATTGTTGTAAAATATTTTTTTGATGCAATTCTATAAAAATATGTTGTTCCATATAGTTAATATATCATTTGTTGCTGTCCAATCAAATGTATAACTATAACTTGTATTATCAAATTCATATGCTGTTTCTGCTGAATAAACAGTATTACCTGTCAATCCTGTATTTGTAATATCATAAAATTGATGAATAAAACTTCCAACAATATTATTTTCAATTAATTTATCAATACTCCAATTTATTGTATAATTTGGACCTGTTGCTTCAATTAACTCCGTTACTATTGCATTATAGTTTGTAAAATAAATAACAGAAAATACACTTTCATTAATTGGTGTATATAATAAAACTATTTTATTAACATCAAAAGTTGAAATAGTATAATCAATATTTTTTGTTAAAAGTAAACCATTATAATAGACTAGGACATCACTACCATTAATTCTTTGATTAGATAATGTTATTTCATAATAGCCCGTACTAGCACTAACTATTTGGCTTGAACCTGTAAATTGTAAATCTTCTTTTACAACTTTTTGTGTGTTTAAAGAATTTCTATAATAAACTCAACAGTTGTAACATCATCATGTAATGATGTTAATCTTTGATTTAAAATAAAATGAACGATTTCTTAAACTTGGCAATGTAACCTGTATTATTATTATCTACATTCTATTGTCTTTTGCAATGTAATACCGCTTTACAGAAACAATTACATCACCAACAGGTTCAAATGTTATTGTACAATGCCGTAACCGAATTTTGTAAAAATTGCATATTTTCAATGAATAATGAACTAGTATCGTTTTGTTGTGTATTTATCTGTAAAACAGGTTTATCAGGCTCACTTTTTGATACAAAATAATAATCATCTAAATTATTATAATTATTATACAATGGTGTATATTCTGTTTTATTTAATAATGTACTAATACTTGAACCTGTATTTGTTGTAAATGTGCTATAATTAAAATATCTTTGACTTTTATTATAAAGGCTTTGTTCCACCTGTAAAATTAGTATAACTTTGTACTGTATACCCTGAAATTACGAATAAGTCGCATTGATTATATGGTGAAATAGCACTAAATGTTGTTGCAGTTTGAGGACAAGTTGCATATTCAAAGTATGGTTTTACTAATATATTCGGAATCATCATCTAAATACAGAACCCGACTACTATAGCTGTTGATAAAATATTTGTACGCTGTAAACGCTGTATATCCGGCTGCTTGATAATGTATAGAACTGGTGTATCAGCAGAATCCTGTAGTGTTTCTATCATATTTATGTAACAGTATAGTAGAAATTTGTTGTGCTTGCTGATAATGTGGATGTTGCTGATGTAAACTCAAATGTTATTGTTTGACCTGTTTCAGAGGTCTTATTGAATATTGATGGCCTCGTGTTAGACTTGATAATGCTATTTTGGTAGCACCTGCGCCACAAGAAGCTCTGATTTCTCATTTTCACATATTTCACCACCCCATAATGGTTGTAAGATTTTACATTTTGTGTCAGCACTTGCAAATGCATCCGTATCAATGCTACCTCCGTATCACTAAGACTTGACATCATCCTTCTATTGTAGCATAACAGTTATATCGATCTTCATAAAGTATCAAAAAACTCAGTCTCAATTGTTGGCGATGCAACTTCTGTTTCGATTGGTAATTGTACTTCTGTTTGCAAATTCAGAACCATCATCTATACCATGTTTATAACTATATTTTTGTGGTAAATACAGTATTTCTTATGCTAAATACATCACTTACAATTGTAGTAGCAGGTATAAATTGTTTTACAAATGTATCAAAAGTATTATCTAAACTATCAATATAATTTTATAAATCCATACAATTTCTTTTATTTGATTATTATCGGCATAATAATCATAATATAAGTTTGTTAATGATGGTAATGTGAACCAATTGCTGAATCACTTACTTTTCTATTTTGGGCATTAATAAATGATGAATATATTTTATCAACATATTGTGCAAAAGTCAATTGAGTTGTATCAATCTTATTTGAATCTCTTTTGAGGATATGTTGAAGAGGTACTACCTATACTTGAAACAGGATAATTATATTGTTGATTAAAATTATAAACATCACATTCAATTGCTTTAGAAGCGTCAATATTTAGATTTACTTCTTTTGTATTTATAATTAATCTTGAATCATTTACATCATAATTTGTATTTCTTCCTGCTTGAAGAATGCGTACTTAGCACTTTCATAATAAACCCAAGATTTTTTATTATCAACAGTCTTGGTTACATTATAATCCTAATTTTCTGTAAATATTAATAAAATCTTGCCCACTATCCTCAATACCATTTGATTGAAAATATTGACTTAGTTGTAAATGTTGGATTTATGGGAAAACCATCTAATCATATGCAGGTTTAACTAATACCTTCATCAGTATTATTTATTGTAATAATCGCATGATTTACGTATTAATTGGTGCATCAACTACATAAACATGTCTCATCAAAAGTAATTAAACAATCAGGCGCACCAATAAATGAAAATATTGTTTCAATTGCCTTTTCTTGTTCCTTTTGATTTCAAAAACCAAGATGTATTTATTGTAAGTCTTCTCCAAAGTTCAATATCAACTTCAGCAAGAGAAGCACTTATATCCGTATCACCACTTTTATCATTTGCAAATACTGATGAAATTAAATCTTTATCATTGATAATATTTTGTGCCTTCCAACCTAAAGTTCTTGCAAGATTTTTAATTAATGTATCAGGTATATTATTTATTTTATCATAAGTAACAGTATTGATATTCATTAATGAATCAATAAATAACTTAATTTCATCAATTTCTTTACCATACACTTTTAAATATTGATTCAGATTTAAATGAATCAGTACTATCAAAATCAATTAAAGTTTTTGGAATAAATTTACGAATAATAAGATTTGATTTATATTCATCATATAAATCACCAACTTCAAATAATTTCTCTAAAAAATCAACATAAACAACTGATTCAGTATCTAAATTGTAACCATCACTTTTTAATGGAAAAGTAAAATTATAATCAATAAATAATAATTCACCATCCTCATCCAACTTGAGGTATTTTAAATTTAAATATATATTTTGGTAGTATTTTTACTTAAAAAATATCTTTCAAGGTCATTTAAACCACCATAAAATTTATTAAACTCAATATCATTTGGTTTTAAAACAAATTTTTGACTTATATTTTGTGGTGGTAGAATTACCTGAAAATGGATTACCATTTACACTAAAATATAAATATGATGAATTTGAATTAGCTAAAACCTGTAAATCCATTTATAGCATAGTCAGTATTATTATGAAGTAATACATAATCTAAAAATCTTGTGGTTAAACTATTAATACTATTGGAAGATAAGACTTAAATTATCATAAAGATTAATATAAAACGGATTATCAATTACAGTAACAGGTGTTCTAAATGTTGATACATCATTCGTAGAATCATATGTATAACCTATAATATTAAAATATGATATACCACTAATATATGTGTCAAAAAATAAACCTCCCGGAAATTTATTAATAATATTATTTACTGCAAATCTAAATTTCTCCTTTAAAGAACCATAAGCAGCATAACTTGATAAATTAGTTACGTCAAGATTTAATTTTAATTTATTAGTTATTTTAATAAAATTATTAAGTTCATCTAATATTATTAATTTTTAAACTCGCTAAGAGATACATTCTTTTGGAGTTATTGTAATTCTCTTTTCTCTTTTAATAGTTGTATTAGTTGAAAAGACTAGTTGATAACTTTACACCACCATTAAATATAGTAGTCTGAAAACTATCATTGAATACCGAAAAGATGGTATAGAATCTTTGTTAACTGCTTTACTAACCAATGTATTTTAATCTTTTGCCACTTACTATTGATTTTATATAAATAGTTCGAACTATTTATATAAAACTATCATGAGAATTTTAAATTTTCTAAAAACCAATAACGAAACCGTAAATCTTTAAGAGTAAAGACAAATATTGGTGATAAATATATCAATGTTAGTCTTGGTCAAACTTATGAATCTTTGGATATATTATCTTTTAAAGATTTTTCAAAAAGATTTATATAGACTTTTTGATGCTGATTATGGTGTAATTGTTGGTAGAGTATTAGGTCAAGGTGTTGGAATACCAAATTGTAGAGTTTCTGTTTTTATTTCTCTTGATGAAGAAACAACTTCAACACCTAGTACTTTAGAAGATATTAAAAAATAGAAGCCACAGCAATATATCCATATACAAGTGTATTTGATAAAGATAGTGAAGGTAAAGTTTATAATCTGTTACCAAAATATAGTAAAAATAGAAATTTTAATGGATTTCCTGATAATGATTATGGTATTGGTTCAACACCTAAAACACCTGTTGGTACTTTTCCTGAAAAAGAAGAGGTATTAATTAATGAAACTGTTGCATATGTTTATGATAAATACTTAAAATATACAACAGTTACAAATGAAAGTGGTGATTATATTTTAACTGTTCCATCAAATAGGACATATATCTGTACACATGTCTTGTGATATCACAGATATTGGCAGATTTTCAACCACACCTGCATTGTTAAAATTAGACGGTTATCCTGATAATTCTTTTACAGAAGATGGTACAAGAATTAATGACCAATTACCATTAGAAACATTACCAAATATTGATATACAAAACATACCAATAAGTGTAAAACCATTATGGTCTCAAGATATTGATAATACAAATATTGGAATTAATCGTTTAGATTTTACATTAAATAAAAAAATTAAACCATTTATTACTGTTGTTGGAAATCATTTACACAAAACAATAGAACTTGTAGGGTGATCGAATAATGTTTAGACTTTTCATGGGTTTAAGAAATTTTTGTATTGGTAAATGTCAAGATTTGTCATCGACTGATTTTTCATTAATAATTGGGTTTAGATTATGTATTGATTTTATCGATTTTGATGAGTTTATAGGTATACGCATTGAGATACAAGTTTGCCGTCTTGTTATAATTTTGCTTTTTGTATAAAAATTAAAAATATAATACCATTTTTTAGTTTATTTTTATTTAAAAATAAATATTGTGCATTAAATGGCGGTAGAAATGATTATGAGGCATTTGATATAATTAATCTTGGCAAAACTAATGTTTGTACAACAAGTGAGGCATTAAGCGTTTTAGATGGCGATATCTGACGATTTATTTATACAATCAAGCATATAAGTGATAATTTAAATTTTAAAATATTTTCATTAGATAATAAAATTCCTGATGAGGATGCTAAGTACAAATTAATAAATGATCCAATTAATAGTCAAATTTATGAAAATGGGATTATGAAGAAAATATAAAATTTTTTGCAAGATACAAAATATATTACATATCAACATCGATGGTAATTTTATCTTACAAATATTATGTGGATAGAAAAAAAGTAATAACAAATGAAAATGGGGATTTAATTGAGGTTTCAAATGATTCTTCAGACGGTGTTTATACTCGAATTCTAGAGGACATTTATACGTAACAAACAATGCAGAAATTGATAATCCACCAACCAGAAATAGAGTTGGCAGAAATTGCAATGAAAATAACCTCAATTATTAGATTACGGTAATCCAAATAATAAATAATAATAGTACATTTAAGCAAATGGATTTGGAACCATGGTATTTTTAAATACGGTAACATATATTCAGTAGCACAATATAATAAAGTTAATTATGCTAATATGATACCTGAAAATGAAGCAAACGTTGAAACATCTTTTTTCACTGATATTTGTAGTCCACTGCAAGGTTTTTTGAACGTTTTTGATAATTATGATAATGCTAAATCATTTACAGAGCAAACAAAATATTATATTTTTTGGTGCAGATGAAATAAACGAAGAAAGTTTTACAACACCATCAAATATACCAAGTTCAAATACGTTGGATAACAATTATTTAGATTATTATAATCATATTACGTTAATAGGAAAAGATGAAAATAATACAACTCGATGCTTCTGGTGATTTAATAACCGATAATTATAACACCACATATGAAAATACTTTAAATAACAGAATAAAGCCATTAATAAATATTATGAATTTGGTGATATGAATATGGTACTATCAAATAGTAAAAAAGGTTTGAATTTGTATAATAAATTAATAACAGACCAATTAAGTATACGAATACTAACCTATACGGACATTAATTTTGAAATACCATCTGGTTTGAATAATGAATGGGATATTAACATTGAATTAGGTAACACACAAAGAAACGTGTTTTTTCAATATAATGTTGATGGTACATTGTTTGGTGATAATAAAGAATACATGTTCACGTTATCAAATCAAGTACCAATATTAGAATTTACTGATTCAAATGGATTCGCTAGAGTTTTTGATATAACATTTGACGCTGTTAATTTTTATAGATGGTATCAAATACCAGCTAATTTAACATCAAATTTATCACCTGAATTTTGGAAATTAAATATAGGTTTGTCTGGTGATTTCGAAATAAAAAAACATTTGGTAGAAAACTCTAACAACAATATATACAAATAATACAATAAGTAATTTTATAAACTAAAAATGGGTGTAGTACGTGCATTTTCAATAAAAAATCAATGGATGAATTTAAGTTTATACTTTATAAACTTTATGTATAAGACAAAAAATAATCCAATAAATAATAGAGTCTGTGAATGGATAACTAAAAAAGATAGATTAAAAGATAATAATAATCCAATAGGTGGTGGACAAAAAAATAATAAATGGTTGGCTAATGGCGATAATATTAAAACAGATTTTATAGAAATAAATAAAGAAGATTTTATTTATTTATTTGAAAATAAATTTTTAGGTTTTAGAATAAATAAAAATAACTTAAAAGGTTCTTATAAAAGAACTGATAATATAACATACGCTAATGTTACAAATCAAGAAAATAATAATAACGACCCATCATTAATTTACTTTTTAAAAGGTACAAATACCAATGATATATTAAAATATTTAGTTAGTGCAAAAATTATATGATAGAACAAATTAGGCCAAAAGATAAATATATAATTGCTCAAGATGAGAATTTAAATTTGAATTTATCATTAAAAACTAATTTTAATGATTTAAATGAATTTAATAACACTAGAGTAATATCTTTGAGTTGATTTATTCAATAAAGAAAGAAATGAATCTATAAAATATAGAATATATGGGAATATAAATTTTGTTTCATTTTTAAGAAATAAAAAAACAAATCCATCAAATATAACTGATATGTTTAATGATGACTATACATCCACAGGATTTAATTTGGAAGATTTCTTTGATATAAAATTATTTAGATTAACATTAAATCAATTCTATCAAAACCAGACAACCAATTATATTGAAGAACTTACTGCAATAACAAATGATAATAATTATAAATTAAATTTTTATGGATTTGGAAGAAATATATATAATGAAAAAATTTATAACTTTAAATTTAATACATTAAATATTGACCCATATGAATTAAAAAAATTGATAATGATTTAATTTTTGATAATTCTGTTTATTTAGGGTTTATTCCAAAACAAAGTAGCACTTACGATATTTATGAAAGAATTATTGATACAGATACAATAGTTACATCATTAGACCCAAATACAAAATATGGATATGTAGAATCATCATTTACAGAAAATAAAAATAATATTAGTTGAGATTATAAATTTAAATTCACAATTTTCAAATACTGAATTTAAAAAATATTTTAGTTCTAATCTACAAAATATGTTAAAAGTTTTAAATATTGATGTGTCAACAGATAATATTAATTTAAATTCTAGATTTATTAAAAATTACATTGGAATTGGAAATGGTGATTATAAAACAAAAGCTTCATTAGATTTAACACAAAATACCCTTAAAGGTAATTTTATATCTTTTGATAAAGAAAATTATTTATTTAATGAATTACAAAGTAAAGATTATATTTTAGCATTAAAATATATTGATACATATGCAGGTAATCCTCAAAATTTTCAAAATTATATTAACTCAAATTATTCTGCTTTTACATATACATCCTCAAATACGGATTATACAATTAAGATTAATTTTTTATTTAAGTTTAATCCATTTCATAAAATTGAATTAAAGAAATATGAACCAAGTATAGAAGAAATTTATAGCGGTATAACAACAGATATAATACCACCTAGAACAGCTTTAGTTATTAGTGGTAAGACAATATGGAAAAATTTATTACAATATGGTGACCCTGATAATTATGATAATCCATTTTTAAATAATACACATTATTTTTATAATGATATTAATTTTTATCTTAAACCTGATTTTTCTGACAAAAATACTACAATTTTAGTAAATGAATTTATTCTTAATTTTACAAACAATAACTTTAAAGTTTAATAGGCAAAATATTAAGATAAATCCTAATAAAACCAAAACCATATGTTAAGTATTGTAGACTGAATTTTACTAGGCGGTCTTTCTTTAAATTTTGATATAACATCAAAAACAGTGATTTTACACCAAAAAGTGAATCATTAAAAAAATATATTGATTCTGAAATTAATAAAGTAATCAATCAATCTTTGCTTAGAAGATAAAGATATCGAACATATATTTCTTTTAAACCTAAAATACATTCGTTTTAAGACCCTACTTTGGTAAATAAACCATCATATAGTGGCGCAGGTTTTACATCCCTATACATAACAGGAAATACTACTTTTAAAGAAGAAAGATTTTACTTGTTTGATTTATATGATACATATTGTAGATATCTAATCAAAATTTAATATCAAGAAACTTTGCAAAAATGTCAAAAATTGTTACAACAGAGATGTCAACAGATATTTATTTTGAAAACAAAAAAATGAATAAAGAATATACAAATATATATCTTCCATCGTATTTTATAAATACAACTGCCGATACTTTTTATTTAAAAATATCGTTTTTTAATGCTACAAATGGAAAATTAAGATTTTTCGAATGCTCAAAAACAGAAACAGATGGTTCTTAAAAAATTATTTTAAATTGAAAGTAAATAAAAATAATAATACATATGAAATTCTAAATGGTGATATATTAGATAATGGTGATATAAGTCAAATCATTTATATTAAATATCAGAAGTGATTGAACCAAATAAAGAATTAAATAACACCAAACCCAAATGGATTACCAAGAATTAAACCAACCATAAAACCAAAAAAAACTATAACAACAAAAGGCAAATTCATATGATAGAATTATTAATTACATTTTTTTAGGAATATTTATACCTAAAGTTTTTATTTTGTGCATCATTATTGTTTATATGCACATTTTATATATTTTTCTAAAGTGCAGTTAGAAAACAAGAAAAATTATCAGAAAATTTAACAAAAAAAGATAATTTGTATTTTTTCTTATCAATAACTTATATATTTACATATATTTTCCTATGAAACTAAAAAAATAATTGAAGAACTTAAAAACTATATCGTTCAAATAAACTTTGACGATTTTATTGATGTTTATGTATCATTTCCAAGTGATTGGGATATGACACCATTTTTTGATGAGAATGAAGTTTATATATTAGAAAACCCTAAAAAAACATTTGAAGATAGTGGAAGACAATATAATATTTATCAATTTCTTTTAAAGTCTGTTGATTATACAGATGATTTGTTTAATATCTTAGTTGCAAATTAAAAATACTTTCTTAGAAGAGAAAAAATGATTTTTGAATTAAATCAAAAACTTGAACAAGAAAAAAGACAACTTGAAGATAATATCAATAAAGAAAATCAATTTAATTCATGGTGATAATACAATACAAGTAAAAAAACTAAAAATGAAATTGTAGAAAAGATAGAAGAAGTAAATGAATTAAAGAGTATTGAGTGATATTATGACTAATTATAATAAATAAGTCATAATGATTTTTAAAGATTCACAAGAGCAAGAAAAACTTTATAGACAAATCAGAGTATCAATAGGTGAACCTGTCCGTGATTATGGGGATTGGGTTACAGAAGATATTATTGATACCTCATGTTGAAATGGCTTTAGAAGATTATATTTCTTATTTGGATAATTGGTTAATTGAACAACAATGGTCTTCATTAGAAGGTCTTGATATATAGTTCATCAAACTTTATTGAAGCATTTACAACAAAATCACTTGATTTTGAAAAATCATTTGCTATCGCATATGGTAAACAAACAGGTATTTCAACATTAGGTGATTGGGAACTTAAAAGTGATTATGTAACTATTTCATGCTAATACACAAGTATATTCAATCCCTTCAGGAAGAGAAATTAATGAAGATTCTTTGGTACACACCACCTACAAATTGCAACAAATATTCTTGACCCTATTGGTATGGGTGGTGGATGGTTTGGCTGCACCTACAGGATGGTATTATGCCAATGTACCTGCACAAGCAATGTTACCATCATTTTCATTAATATCTATCCACTATGGATAGATTACAAAAGAAGAAAATTATTCAAAGTGAATTAACTTATCGTATAACACCCGGACCAAATAAAACAAAAAAATTATTTTTATATCCAATACCTGGTAGCTAGAGATGAAATTGTTGGTAAGTTTGGTAAAACAGAAGAGGGTGCTAAAGTATGGTATTTCTATTATGATACATCAGATACTAAACGAAGAGACCTTATGTCTTGAAGAAAATGAGGATATTGTAAAACTTCCTTCCGATGTTCCTATTAGAATGAAAAAGTGGGATAATATGAATCCACCATCTAAAAACAAAGTTAGAAGATTAGCTGTAGCTTATATTAAAAAAATATCTTGCAACTATTTGGGCAAAGACATCAGGTAAATTAAATTACCACAAAGAGATGAAATGCTTGAAATTGATTACAAATATTTTGCTGATGATTATGAAAAGGAAAAAAGATTTGATATTTAAAGAATTGCAAGAAGACTTAGCAGGATTTACATCAAAAAATTATGGAAAATAAAGCATCTATTGGTGAAAATCTAAATAAGAGGTATTGCAATATACACCTGCACAAACTCAAATTATTTGGAAATAAATAAATGAATAGAAGTCAATTTTATAATCGATAAAGATTTTCAAGTTGAATTGAGAATGTCCAAAGAATATATTAATGAGGACATGGGTATCTTTATTTATTTATTTCCATTAGTATTACTGACTCAAAAAAAGATATATATGGAGAAAGTTTACCGACTGAAAAAGAATTTTTAGAGCCTGTTAAATTAAGTTCATTTGTTTCTATTCCAAATCTGAAGTTAGTAAAATAGGTGGACCTATGGTTGTAAATGAAAATATGGAAACTGTTAAGTTCGGTATTTATTTGGATGAAATAGAAAAATATGAAATAGACCCTAAAAAGGGGTGATTATATTCTTTATGATGACAATCAAACAAAAGATTTTTTGAAATCAATACTATTACCAATATTGCAACCTCTAATCAAATGTATAATTATAAACCTTTCTTTAAAGAAATTACATCAACTTATGTAAAAGATTACAGGTTACCTCAAAACTTAAAAAATTATATTTAACATGGAAAATAAAGGATGTGGTTGTGGTTCAACACAGAAACCAACCGTAATAGTAAAAAGACCTAGAAGATGATGGAAAATTTATTTTTATCAATTGCAATTGGTTTTTGTTCTGCACAAATAACCAGAGTTAGACTTTTCTTTTAATGAAGGAAATATATTTGATTGGTATTATGTTTTTTATTGAAATATGTTGAACCAATCTCAAAAAATTAGCAAAACCATTAGGTATCTGTATTAAATGTTTTTCAGTTTGGGTTTGCTTTTTCTTTTCTAATCTTTTCTATGTATTTAAATATCCCTTGGTATTTTTTACTTAATATCTGAAGGAGTAAGTGCTTATATAATCTATAGAGAGTAAATATCTTTACAATCATTTTCCTTTACATACATTTTAACTAACCTACCTGCAATAGCATTGGCTGTATCTTCTATTACCCCACCTATATCAGGTACATTCACCCTTTAGTTTTCCTTGTAAGTCTTGCTTTTGATGTACTAATTCGTGTGCTATTGTTCTTAATTATATCAGCAGTTTGCCTACCCTCTGCAATAACATGCACACATTTATCCTGTTGGATTATATCCACCTGTGGTTATTTGTAAATGATTATTTTTTAGTAATAAAAAAATCCTAATATCATTAGTAATATCTAATTCATCTCTACAAAACTTTAAAAATTAGACAAATGCTTAAATTTAGTAGGGCTTAAATCACTTAATTTTTTTGAATAAGAAATCTTAATCATTTTTATTATAAATAGTAAATAAAAAAGGGTGGAATAAATCCACCCCTTAATTTTATCTATCCTAATTATGATTAGAATAGTATCTAATATAGAATTCAGCAGGAGAAGCAGTTGGTAAACCTTGTACCAATACTTTACCATAGAACCTGTTGTTAACGACTTTCTTCGCATAACGAGTCATGATACCCATTACAGGTTTGAAGTCAGCAGGGTTAATGGTTTTTGGCATAAGCATCAACGGTACATATGGAGCGTAGATGTAACCTGCGTGGAAGATTGAATCTCCTTTGTGTCCTACAAGAACAACACCAGCGAGGTGCATAAGCATCAACATTATACTGTGTATCTGTTAGCAACTGAACCAACTTTTTCAATACCTAATGAGAACTTAGTTTCTTCAGCAGAAGCATCAGAAGCATGGAAGTACTCAAGGTCATTGAAAACAGCAGCAACTTCAGGAGAACATACAACCCAGTTTGCACCACCACGAAGTGTGAATTTCATGATACGAGCAGAGATTTGATTAATTTTAGTAATCAAATCTTGGTTTGTAATCCTTACGAGTTAAGTGCAAGACCACACTGATATTAACTCTTCTGTCAATAACCACTATAATCGAAGAATTCAACATGGGAAGCAGACTTACGAAGGTCACGAAGGATTTCACGGTCCAATTTCACCTCCGATACAACTTCAGAAAGAAGATGCAGTTAATTCAGCCTCAACATCAATTGAGTGGAAAGCATTAACATCTTGCTGAAGTTCAGGAGTGAAGGTAGCACCCAACATTCTCTTCTCAACAGACACATCGATAAAGTCGAAAGTGAAAGTTACTTGAGGAATTTCAGCATCTTCTTCTAAAGAAGAATATGATTCTATAAGTAGCAGTAAATACAACTTGTGCGCCTGTAGAAGCAGAGTAACCACCTGTAGTAGCAGTAGATGGATTAAGACCATAAACACCACTAGCATTTACAGAATCAAACAAAAGTTCAAGAGTAATGTAGTTAGTTCCTTTAGCAACCAATTCTTTAGCATAAGCTTGCATTGGAACTCTGAATGGAATTGAAGTTCCTGCTGGAATGTTATAATCAGTAGTTGCAAGACTTAACCTAAATCTCTGTTAGAGTAATCTTTAAGACTCATTAAGAATGCTTCTGTATCAATGATTTGACCTGAAGGACCTAGTTAATTTACCTTCGTTAGTAGTACTAAATACCTGTTAATCTAACTTGAACTCTACTTGTTGAAGGTAGCACCTGTTCCTGCTGTACCTGCAATTGTTTGCAAAGCAACAGATAGTATTAGTAATTCTACCTTTAGTTCTATCGAATAGACCACCATCATCATCTAAAGTTACTTCCTGAACTATAGAATGAATCATAAAGTGAAGTAGTCTGATAACCGAGTATTACCAGCTTTTACACCTGCCTGATTATAATAAGCAGCTGCATTGCTATAATACACCATCAAATGCTGTATGACCGCTAGTAAGCGCAACTCTTGTAGAGATTTTAGGGTTAATGAAATACAAACGACCAATCGGCATGTTCATAGCCTGAACAGATACGATTTCATTTGCAAGTAATTTTTGGAAAACACGTCTGATGATTGGGAAAGCAACTGTCTCAAAAGAACCTGAAGATGTAGCATCAGTAGATTCGTTAATGAGGTAAGAAGCTTGGTTCTCATACAATTGAGCAATGTTTTCAGCCATGTGACCTTCAAGGCCATCAAGCAAGTCCGAATTGATTCCATTTTTCGGTAATTAATTCACGCTGTTCTCTAAGTTGGCTGTATTCCTGACCAACTTTTCCTGAGTTAAGGATTTCGGTAATTCCGTACATAATTTTTAAAGTTTTTAATTTAATTTAAATAGTAAGATTTTTTTTATTTTTATTATTTCTTACCAAAATTATAGTTAAGTAATTGTTTAAACCTATTGACTTTCATCATTTTCATTGATTAAGTTCTTTTCTGTGACAATAGCATTGTCAGTTCTATGAACTTTACCAACTTTATTTTGTACTGATTCATTTTAACATTGAACCATCTTTAACTGTTTGCCCTTTTGCAAACTCATTTGTTAAGTGAAATATAAGTTTCTTTAATTTGTTCTTTTGTTTGTGCATTTGCAAAACGATAAACGATTTCACTCTTTTCATTTTCTCTAAGAGGATGTTCAAGTAAAAACTTATTTACAAATCCTGCTTTTAATGCACTAATTGTTACATCATAGACTTTATTTTCTAATGATTTAACTTTATTTGTAAATCCTTCATTGCAGACTTTTCTTTTCTGCTTCAAGTTTTTTAAGTTGCTTTCATGTAAAGCATGCAACTTCTTCCATATTCTTCTTCAGCTAAGTGGTCTGAATGTCTTTCTTCTCTGATATTCTAGGACTAGGTGCTTCGATGTTTATTAGCTTGATGAACGTCTCAAAGACATACCTTCTTCCATTTCTTCTTCTTCTTTCATAGAAGCAATCATTTCTTCAATTTCAGCTTCGGTTAAATCTTCTCATCATAATCTTCTTCAGGGCATAGTTTTGAATTTCATCTAGGATTTGTACCATCTTGGTCTCCATAATCTCCACCTTCAGAACCACCATCATCTTCAAGCATAGAATACATTTCTTCAAGTTCTTCCATAGTCATATCTTCAAACATTTCTTCCAATTCACTTGTTTGACCAATAGAACCTTTTGGCATACCTGAATTTTGTCTAAATTTATTTTGAATATCTGTTGCAGCAGATTCATTTCTGCTTGCACCTTTGTAATTTATCTAAACCACTTACTTTTTCAACATCATGCATGGTTTCTTCAACATCCATTTCAGCAAGCATTTCATTTAATCGTCTTCTGTCATTTCAAATTCTTCATCATACATTGATTGACTTTCTGGTGTATTCATATCGATTTCATACATTATTTCTTCATTTTCTGGAGAATATTCTTCATCTTCATATGATTCATCATATAAATCTTCATCCATCATTGAATGACCATATCCCTCATCAATAAGAATCATCTTCCATTGAAGAATAACCTTCATCATCATATGACTCATCATATAAATCTTCTTGCATTTCTCTACCATATATTTTCTTTAACAACAAAAGAATCTTCTTCATCCATGTTGTAATATGCTTCAACCAATTTATTAAAACTAACGTCTCTTAAATCTTTAAGAACTTGTTTTTTTGTATTTCTCATTTTAGTATTATTTCTTTTTAAATTTTCATCTAATCCATCGAAACCTTCATCAGACAACATTTCTTGTGCGGTATCTTTTGCTAACAGATATTGCTCCTTCAAAATCACCTTCTTCTAAGTAAGATTCGATTTCATCAAGACCATTTGCAAATATTGCAGTATCACCTAAATCACTACTAGTTAATCCACCTGCTTGTTGTGATATCATAACATCAACTAATTTTTATAGCAGCTTTTCTTGCACCCAACTTGATTAACCCAATTTTGAATAGTTTGTACACCTTTTTCTGATAAGCCTTCGGTTATTTGTTTTTTCCTTTATTGATTTATTATTTCTTGATTCTTTTAAAACTTTATCATCAACAACAGCACTCATAAATTCATCTTCTTCATCATCAAAGTTAATATCACCCTCTTCACTCTCTTCATCCTCATCACCACTCTCTTCATCCTCATCATCACCCTCTTCATCCTCATCATCACCCTCTTCATCCTCATCATCCTCATCATCATCGGAAGGGTCTGTTTCAAGTTCTTCTTCGTCAGATTTTTAAGTTCATTCAATATTTCATCAAAATTGACATCTTCTTTTTCATCATCTTCTGAAATCAATTTTTCAAATAATGCGGCAGATTTTTTTTCAAGAATGTCAGCATTTTCGTTAATTAATTGTTCTTTGGCAAGTTCCAAAGATTCGTTTTTAATATTTTCTAGTTCTTGTAAACTATCTTGCAATAAAGATTTTTTATTATCCATTTTATTTTATTATCTATATTTAATTAGTAAAAAAATTAGTTACCAATAATTTTTCTTATCGAATCATCATATTTTTTTACATTATTGTTTTGAATATTTACAGATTCTTGTAAATTATCATTTTTAGTTTCTAAAAATAAATATGCGTTTGGTGTAGATGGTGTTGCAACAAGGTCAAAACAGATAAGTTCAAAATCATCTTGAACAATATTTTTTCCACCTACTTTTTTAACACTACCTAATCCTCTTGATGAAATACCAAGTTTAAGATTTCTTTGTAGATATAATGCAATTTTATCACCAATAGTCCAACCAATACCATCTCTCATAAACGAGTCACTAACAATAATGTCAAGTGTTCCAAATACTGCGTTGCCTGACCACCAAGTTTTTGCAATTCTATGAGATATATTTTGTAATGAGATTGTAACTGAATTACCGTTCCATAATGCATATCCATTATCTCTGACCAAAAATGTACTATTTGGTGTTTCAATACATACAACTTTACCATTATAATTTTGTTTTTCTACTTTAATATCTTCAATATTAATTTCATTCAATTCAAATTCATTATCCCATAATGATTGATTGGGTATAAAAAGAGAATTAGTATTATTATCTAAAATTTCTTGAGCAGTAATAAAAAATTTTTCTTTTTTATTATTATTTACATAAAATCTATGATTTGGTGTTACCAAGAGGTCTATATACCTTCCTTTTAGTGAAATCATTTCACCATTATAATCTTCATTTATTACAGTTAATACAGGTTGTAATTCAATTTCATTGGTTTCTGTATTTAATGTAAAAACTTTTTCACCAACAATAACATCTTTAATTAATTTCCAACCCGATTCTGTAAAAACTTCTGCTGTTTCACGGTGACATTCGGGATGGTCTGCTTCATTAAGTGCTGCATAATCATTTATAAGTTTCTGATATTCATTAATTTGTTTTTCTAATATTGGTCTTGGATATACCCTACCATTACGATTTAATACATCAGCTTCTTGAAGTTTACAATCAATATAGAAATGACCATCAAAATCATCTATTTTAACTTTTGAATTTAAATCTTCAAAAATTTTTTTATTATTTATAGTTAAATCATTACTAATGATACCCGCATCAGTTTCTACTAATAAACCATAACCTTCTTGCCCCTCTTTTAGTAGTTGTATATTAGTCATTAATTATTTGAGTTTAAGTTTTTGATTTCAAAAAGTTTTGACAAACTGTTTATTGCTGATTGGGAATCATATTCCAAATTATCAATGAAATCAAATGTTTCTGTTAAAACTTCTGAACTGATATTATCTTTTTCATTTAATAAGAAAATTCTTTGTTGACTTTTTATAATTTTCAAAAACATGTTTTTTCTGTTTTTCATCACCTTTAATAAAACTAGAAATAACTTCCAATTCATCTTGCTCCATGTTGGAAAATTTCTCTTCTAATTTTTTTAGCCAAATTAAAAATATGACTTACTTTAAAAGTATTATCAGTTTTTTTAACTTGATTATCTTGTTTCATTGTCAATGACTCAATTAAGAAATTAACCGATTCATGTAATTTATTGACATTGGTAATTTTTTTAAAAACACTTTCATTAATGACATTTTCAATATTTTTGTTAAGTTTTAATTTATCTTCTGATAATTCAATTTCTTTTAAATCAAATTTTTGAATTTTTTTATTTTCTTTTAGTAATATATTTTTATCAATCTTAGATAAAGCAGAAACATTAGCTTCAATAAATCTTAAAGATTCATTATAATCCAAATTATGTTTCTTTTAAATTTTCATAAATTGTATATTCTAACATAAAGAATAGGTGATGATTTAATTGTCTTTAAAAATCTTCATATAATTTTTTATACTTATTAGTATTATCAATTAAATCTTGAGAATATGCTTTATTTAATTTTGACTTGACATTACCAAAATTTATCATTTTTTTGTGTTTAATATAAATAGTATAAAATATCATTGTTATTCTTTTATTAATCTATTTAATTCAGTAGTCTTTTTAAATAGTTCTTCACTTAAAAATCCTGCACCACTTGGTGTACCACCACCTGTCGGAGGCGCACCACCACCCATTTCAGGTCCACCCATAGGAGAACCACCTCCCATTTCAGGCCCACCACCCATAGGAGGTGCGCCAATACCACCTCCAAGACTATTATCTATTTGTTGTTGTTCACCACCTTGAGGTTGTGTTTCAACATTAAATCCTGCATTTTTATACTTAATCATTTTATCCATAAGACCTGAAGATTTAAGTAACATACCCGCTCCCTTAACTTCTTCACCAATCTTAGATTCAAGCATTTGCTCCTGAAGGTCATTAATAATATCTTCTTCAGACATATGGAAAAATTTCTTTTTACCCATCATTTCTGACATTGGCTTTAATCCTGTATTTTGATTTGGCGTTGTTGCAGCCTGAGTATACTTCTAATTTAGATTTCCAAATTTCAAGTTGAAGTAAATCTGATGCAGTTGATGGATTGTTAAGAGATAATTTAAAATCATCAATATATGATTCATAATCACCACCAAGTAATCCTAAATGAATAATAGCAATCTTATTAAGTTCACCAAGTAATGCTTGTTGAATACGATTTACTTTTCTTGCAAAACGAATATCAAGCATTGATAAGTTCTTACCTTCTCCCGATGCTTGGTCAGAAGAAAACCCAAGTAATGTTTTATGAATACCTAATCCAGTAAACAGATTATCACGTAGATACGTAATATCTAGAAATTGCTTCAAGATTAGATGCGGCTGCTAAAGTATCAACAAAATTACCTGATGTATTTCCTCTATCAGCAATAAAAATATCTTCATCCATTGATGCGATATTATATTTAAAGTTAATATCACCTGTCTTAGGGTCAACTAATTTCTTTTTCTTTACATTATTAGCAAATGCTTCAAGGATTTGTGGAACATCTTCAGGTGGAACATTACCAACAGGAACTTTATAAATTCTTCTTTCTGCTGCTCTTGTAATACGATAAACCATCATAGCATCTTCCATCATAAAGAGTTGCTTATATGTTCTTCTTACTTTTTCATAAACACTACAACCATATGGAAGCCTATCACCTGTTACCTAATAATCTAAAGTGTGACAACCTGATAATCCATGTATTCTTCTTCTCCACCTGAATTTGGGTCTTTATATTTGAAGAATGCTCTGAATCTTTGTTTAGTATCGTATTTTTCGTTTCTTTCAACAAACTGTGATGCAAGTTGTCTAAAATCAACAACACCATTTTCTTTTGAAAGTTCTAAGTAAACAAAGTTATCACCATATTGACAGCATATTTCTACACCATTGGAATAGATTTGTGTTAACATCCATAACCTTATAAAAAAATCTTTCAAGTTCTTTTTTAACTTTTTCAGATGAACAATAAACATTTAAAACTTGACCTGTATCACTTTTTGTTGTGGTTGCTTCTTCAGATAATAAATCTAATGCAGCACCTAAAATTGGATAACCATCCATTGATAGATAATCATAGTAGAGCATCATTCTGCTCGACTCATACATCAACTTTCGTTGGTCGTTACCTCTATCAATTTTAGTACTTTGAGTTCTAGTAAAATTTTATAGCACCATCTTCTACAGCTTTTGTAGCTGCATCATCTTGTGATGCTGCGGTAATAAATTCTTTTTGTAGTGGTGCTTCAAGTCCTACCTTGAGTGCTGTCTAAAGCATCTGTTGCCCTTTTAAAGAAAGTGTTTAGATTTGAAAATAAACCTTTATTATCTATCTGCCATAATTAATAAAATACGTTTTTATTAAATAGGCAAGAAATAGTTTCACCTAACAAATATGTATGGGTTGTTATTTATTTTGATGTCTGACGTTCAGGTATATCTATACTATTACCATTTGTGTACCAATCTTTCCCTTTAATATATCATTCTTTCTTTCATAGTTTGCATCTTGCCCATCTTGACTAATCATTTTCTTTTGAAACTCAGCATTCATATCAGTAAATTCATCACCTTTTCTAATTACTGCTGATTTAGCATAAACTTAAATATATATTTAATTCATTTCCAATAGTTTTGAAATACATATATACTGCAAATAACATACCTGTTGCAATTAATAAGTCATCATGCGCTGAACGCATGTGGTCATATCTATTTGTATTTTCATTAAATACAAATGTTTTAATTTCACTTAACAATCTAATTGAATTAATTAATGCTTCACCTTCCCTTAATCTTCTTTCAAATTCTCTTAAAACATAATCACGAATTGCACCACTTTTCATAGTGAATCCCGGTTGCAATTCACCTCTCTTGCAAAGATTTTAATTGTACTTTAACATCATTTTGTCTTGGCCTATCGTAATGCAATTTTTTATATTTGTTATTAACTAAATATCTAACAACAGATATACCCCATCCTCCTGTAACATCTATAATAATGTATGCAAAATTATATTTTGTACCATATTGTAAACATAATTCACCCATAATTTCAAGTGGCACTCTTGCTTGATATTCACCAGCTCTGAAACGTTGCAACATATTTACAGGGGTCATTTTTAAATATTTGAATTGTAGAATATGTCACCATCACCGCTACCTTTTGCAACGTCACAAGATAGATAATAATCATAACCATCTATTGGTTCTTCCCATATCCAAAGATTATTATCAAATTCTGTTTTAATAGGTTCATTTACAAGTCTTTCAATTCTCATAATAGTTTTCATCAACATAGGTTGCCACCTGAACGCTAAGAATTTATTTTCTAATTCTTGTGCAATTCTTCTTGGGTCATTATTGAATGTTTGACACATATCTCTAAACCATGATGATGATTCATAACCCATATTTTTAATTCTTTATATTTTTGTGCTTCTTTTTCTTCAACAAAGTCTTCACCTCTAATCCATATCAAATCCTCATTATATCTTGGGTCTTCATACCAATTAATTTCAACAACTTTAAAGTTATTTTTTCCTGTTCTTGCCCCTTCATAACGAGCATAATATGTTGGGTCAAGACCTCTTGGTGTTGAGTTTAATATAATCTGACCACCTGCTGACATTGTACCTGATGCGGATGACATAAATTCTTCACCCTCTTCCAGGAACGCAGCCTCATCAATAAATAATATATCAGGGGTAAAACCCTTAAACCATCAGCAGATGCAGCGAATGCTTGTAGTGTTGCACCATTATTATAAATCTTAATCTCTTTTGTATCTGATTCAGTTGGTATTCTATTAAATATATCTTTTGGTAAATTATTTATAATTGAGGCTATCTGATAAAAAATACTTTCCTTTGTAAGAGTTTAAGTTTATTAGCTGCTACACCAACTTTAATATCTTTTCTAAAAACCAATGAATGTGCTAAATAAAGACATGTTACTGTGGTAATACCACCTTGACGATACTTAGCAACTAATATTCTATTACTTTGATTTGTATGTTTCTAATACCTGAATTTGTTGTGGTAATAATTCAAAGGGTACAAACTGCTGTTTTTTCTTATCCCAAACCTTACAATATTTTTTTGCAAAGTACTCTATATCAATAGCGCACTTAGCATATTCCATCATTAATTCATGCTTAGTCATGGGGTTTTAACTTAAATAGTTAATCTTCAAACTTTATGTCATTGTTCCTTAATACTTCACGTACACCATAATAAGAGTCACCATATCTAAAAACAATAAGATTTTTATTAAGCGAAGACATTTTTTTATAATCTTCAACATATTCCCATGCAAGCGCAACTATTCCAAATACAGCGTCATAGCATCCTAAATTCACCCGAATCAACAATACAATCAAATTCAATTGAATCAGATGTTACTTCCATTACTTTTTTATAAACCCTTTTCTTGGTGGGTAAACACCCAAATCACATATGGGCCTCCCATTGAGACCAATACAATCATCAGGATTATTTGAAAATATGAATTCTAATTTTTGAGAACCATTATGAGTTTCACCAACAGGATTTATATAAACTAATTTAAATCCTCTCTTAACCTTAATAGGTTCTACATTGATATATTCTTTTTCCATAAAAATAAAAAATATTCATTTCTTTTCTAAAAACCTAGTAAAGAAATCATCTAATTTTTTTGTATGTTCATTTAAGTTTTGAAGTGTTGCTTCTAACTTAGTGATAGCTTCTGTATTTTTTTGAATCATTACTTGAAATTTATCATTATTTTCTTTTTCACTATCAAATAACTCATCAATTAATTTAGTTCATTTTAACATCTGAACTTTCTAATACTGAAATTCTTGTTTTCAATTTCACTGTATATCAGTCATCTATTTTTCAAAATTTGACTTTTGAGTTTTTCATCTTCTTCTAAAGAGTTAATTTATATTTTGTAAAACAGGTATTAACAAAAACATATGTTAAGACTGTACCAACAATTGCTGATAGTGCAGTAAAAATTAATTGCTCAGCAGGTGGTAATGTAGTATCTAATAACATATTAATTTTATCTAATTTTCTTTTAATTCTCTTCAATCAAAATACTTACGTTTTCTTTTATGAATTTCTTGTTCTAATTGTTCTTTTAAAATCAATTTTGCTTCTTGTTTTTAGATTTCTAACAAAAGTTTCATCTAATTTTTCTGTAGATGGTTCTTCAACAGGTGCTTCCTCTATCAGGAGCAGGTTCTTCATCAGGTGTATCCTCTGTATCCGATACTTGTGAACCTTTAATTTTTTTATAGAAACTTTCATTTCTCTTTATCTGAAAGTTGTTTAAAATCATCACCAATAGCAGTAATTAACGCTATTCATAGCGTTTTTAATATCTTTCTTATCTAATGCTTTTTGGTCTTGAAGGTCATTAATTAACTTGACCAAGTTTACCTACAGTTTCTTGAAATTCTTTTTAGTATCAGGTGCTTCTTCACCACCTTCGGGAGGCAGCAGGTTCTTCTTCAGCAGGTGCAGTTGCTTCAGCAGCCGTTGCGGGTAAGTTCGAGCAGGTTCTTCAGCAGCAGGCATTTCACCACCCATATCGCAGCAGCAGGTGCTTCACACAGGTTCAGCACCTGCTTCAGTTCACGAATACCACGCCAAAATTTCATTTGCATATAGCTTCTGGGCCTTCAACACCTTTGACCTGTAGGAGTAGGTATCCACAGGTGCTTCAGCAGCAGGTGCAGTTGCATCAGCAGGAGGTAGTTCTCCACCCATATCAGCAGCAGGTGCAGGGTTGCGGCTTGATCCTTGTATCTAAATCTTTTTAAAAGTTTATCTTGGTCGCTTTTGCTTACAGCTTTTTCTTTTTGGTGTTTCTTCCGTTTCTTCTTCTGCTTCAGTTAATAATCTTAATTTATGAGCATTATTTTGTGCTTCACAAATAAAAGACATTTTATTTATAGCTTTTCAAAATTATTATATTTTTCAATTCCAAAATTAGAATTTAAACCACCCAAATGTTTAAAATCAAGTTGGATTAGTACTTCTTTGTGTATATATTTTAAATAATAAGTTTTATTTTCGTGAATAATACCAAAGTATACCCATCTAAAGTTTTTTGAGTTTTTAATATAGAAGGTTTTAACTCAACTTTTTTATTACTATCAATTGCTAACCTTTTAAAGTTTTCAGCAATCTGCTCTTTAGCTGCTTTCTTCTCTATTAATTTTACTTGCATCTCGCTCTTTTTATCATTTTATTAAAATTTTTTTACTTTCTTATTTATTTATTAATATCTTCTTCTTTTTCTTTCAAAAAAGTTTTCTTTTTTTAACATTTCATTTTCTCTTTGAAGAGATTCAAGTTTTGATTCAAGCATTTTATGTTTAGTTTGATTAAATACTTCATTAAAATCAACTTCATCTAAAGATTTTTTCTATAACCTTCTTTTAATTTAATTCTCTTTTTTTGCTTGATTCAAAATTTTCAAAAAACTATATTATAAAGTTGTTTATTAGTCATAAGAATTTTAATATAATTAGTTACCTTTTATAGAAAACAATTTATTTACTATATCTTTTTTATCATTTTTGACAATATCAAATACTTTTTTGTTTCTCAAAACTCTTTAAAAACTAAATTATCGACAGAAAACTCCCCTTCTGTTTGTGTAGCTTTGCCACGCTCTTTTTTTAATTTTTTTAAGTACTTTATTATAATTTTCAATTTTTTTAATTGAATCTTTCACCATTGATATTTTATTTAAGATATCTAAATATTTGTTTACTTTTTTGAGTAATTAAATGTCTATCAACATCAGGTAATTTATATTTTGGTGTCTTAACCCATTTATTATTTAATATTGAATACATTGCACTTTTACCAACAGCTTGTTCATTTATGTCTTGTGCATCATATTTCTACAGGATAATTATCAATTTTTACATCATTAGATGTTCCCCATGCTGTCCCCTTTTTTGTAAAAAATAATTCATAACAAAATCAGTATCATCCTGACACATCTTTGTAATCAATAAACAATATGTAAATCAATATCTGAATTATCTGTTGTAATTATAGTTTGCTAAACTACCTGTAAATATTATATCTTTAATTTTAACCTTTAGAATCTAATTCTAAACTATTAAAATAAAATTTAGCAAGATTTACACAAATTTTTTCTAATTGAATTTTTTAATGATTATTCAACCAAAATTTTGGATTCAAAGATTTGTGATATTCAATCTCAACATCTGATTTTAATTTAGATGGTATTTGTTCTTCTTCCATTATTAATGATTCATTCATTGAAATATCAATCCCACATATCACTAACTTTAATATTTTTTAAATTTAATGTCCCGTTGAATCAATGGTTTATAATAACCCTTCATATATACATACTCCATAAGATAAAATAAATATTTAGGGTCAATTTTATCTACTGCTGTTACTTTAATACCGATATGTTCAGATTCTTTTACAGGTTTACCAACTTTATCTTCACTACCTCTTCTAATAACTAATCCAAAAATCAGCATCAGGAAAAATTTGTTTTAGCATTAATAAATAAACCTAACTTAGATTCATTTAATAAATATTTATTAAACGATTCCTCTAACTTAGCCTTTTTAAGTTTGGTATAATATTTTGGATTTTCAGCCAAATGGTCCATTGCCATTCTTTTAGCTTGTGATTTACTTTCGGTATGTTCCATCTCAGCTTTCATGCCCATTTTAAGTTGTGTTGTAATATCCTCAATATGACTACTTCATGTTTTTTAGCAATTTCAGGCAATGTTAGTTTATCAGCTGTTCCACCTTTCATTATCGAAATATCGTATTTTATACATATAATTAGAAAAAACTATTTATAATAAAATTTTATGTTTAGATTTAATCAAAAAAAGGCAAATAAAGATTCTGATGAAGTTAAAACGATTGTTAGCTATAACAAAGGGTGCAATGAAGTGGCGCACGAAAAACGCGAAAGCGTTTCAATGATAAATGCGGAAAACGGTTAAAACACCCAAATCTGATCCCACTGAACGAAGTA